ATATCGACTCCAACCATCGTTGCGCTTTTGGTGTAGGTAACACTCGGAAGATACGCACCGTTTTTGGAAGCGTACAAGCGAGCCGTCATCTGAATTTCGTCTGCCATAGTGTGTAAGTGTTAGAATGCTGGGTTGTATGGATACGCGAAAAGGTCCCACGCTGCAAAGGTCCAAGTCTCGTTTCTTTCGACTTGGTTGGTCTTAATCATTAAGCTGGTTGAATCGTTGGTTTTCAACCAAGCCCAAGCGGTCTCATCTGGAGTCAGCAACGGGTCCAGCGGTGCTTGCGGCATTACGTTACGCACAACTTGCGGAAATCCATTCCGGTTTGCGAGTGTGATTGAATCGTAGATTGCCGAAATGATCGGAGGAGTGGCAGGAAGACCATTGCGAGCTGAGTAAGTAGAGATCCGAGTTAGGGACACTCGGGAAGTTTGGAAGCTGTCCTGACCGCGAGATAGCTTAACAACAAGCTTGTGAGCCAGCGGGAATTGGCTTTTTGGAAATATGTCAGCCGACGTTGTAACATTGTTTATTGTTACGGAGTTGAGCTTGTTATTCTTTGGATCATCACCAGCGGCTTTAATTGCAGCATAGTAATCAGCCTCAGTAATGTTGATTGACGGGTAAGTTGAAACCCATTTCTTTGCTTCTGCTCTTACAGTAGGCAGAGAAAACAACGAAGCATCAACGTATTCTGTGCGGAACTCATACCGTTGAGCCGGATCATCTTCATCTAACGGACCCTGAGCGGTTGGGCTGTTAGGATTGAAATTTGTTCCAGCAAACGTGACCGTTGCTTCAGAATAGGGTCCGTCTTCTGTTATCTGATACTTACCACCAGCAGCAACCCAATCAGCAGACGCAAGCCGCAAAGCGTCTTTGCTTCCACGATACTTGTAAGTGATGAAACGACCAGTGCCATCACCATTGTTGTATTGGCGTGAAACCTCAATGTATCCAGTTGCAACTGGCGTGATGACATTGGTTTTGATCGTTGCCATATTATTCTCTGGAAACTACTTGAGCCGTTTGCGCTGTGCTTCTTGCAATCTGCTTGAGTTGCAAAGTCTGTTCAACAGCTTGCTTGATCGCAATGTCTTGATTGGTTTGAAATCCGGTGAATCCACCAATGCGAGCAAGTGAATCTTGCGCTCCACCAAAAGCAAACTTCTCTCCTTTGATTGCGGACATAATCAAGTCCGGTGGAATAAACCTGTCACCTTTCATTCCAGTCAATCCAGCAGTTTTTGCGGTTTCAGCAGCAGCATTTCCACCCATCAACTTTGAAGATCCTGAAAACAAATCTAAAGCTGTCGCTGCTGGTGCTACTGATAGCTTTGATGCAAACGCAACAGCTTTTCCAGTTTGCGTAAGATTGAACAAATCAAACGCAAGCTTTACCGCATTGTATGAAGACTTAGCAGCAGCGACAGATTGAACCTGAGTCTTTTTAATCAGAATATCCATCTGATCGTTGAATTTCTCAATGTTCTTGATGTCCTCCGCTTTGAACATATCAATTGGACCCAAGTCTTTGATTGTTCCAGCAGCCATCGCAGCCTTTGTAAGCTTCAAACCAAGCAAGTCAGCAGCCGCAGCCATCATCTCAGCGTTATTGCGATTGGCGTTTAGCTTCTCGCCAAGAGCAACAAGCACTTGCTCGCTTCCAAGAGATCTGTCTGAAAGTTGCTGAACACTCAAGCCGAGACGCTCAAACGCTGCTCTCTGCGGTCCATCATTTGCAATTGCAGCAGTTCTTGCGTCGTTTACGCGAGCAATAGCCGCAGCAACAGCCTCAAATTTTAATCCGTAGAGTTGCGCTGCCATCTGGAACTTTTGGACATCATCAGTCGAAATGTTCAACTGTTCGGCAAGCTCTCCAACACGGTCGGCGGCTTGAGCAACCGAGTTTGCGAATCCGGTGACAGCAGCCACAGACAAAGCACCGGCAAGTCTGCTTGTGACGGCGTTTTTGAAGCTATTCCCAAACTTTTCACCAACGCTCTGAGCGCGTTTCACGCCCATCTCAAACGCTGTGGAATCAAGACCAAGCTTAACAAGTAGAGAAAGTACACCCATATCAGTTCGCTTGTTGATTCTGCCAAATGGCTTCGCTCTGGTCGTCCCACAACTGAACCTGACCCATCATCTCTGCGTGAGCTAGAATGAGCCTTTCTGCGTCACCGAGAGGCATCTGGATCGCATCGTCAGGAGCAATCCCAATATTCAGACATCCAACAAGAACCCGTTCGGGCCACGGCATCGCGGGAGTCTTTGACTTGCTTCCGCTTTCCATCAGCACTTCGGGAGCGGTTGATTGCTCTTTGAGCCACAACTGAAACTTGTCGGACTCAACGACCAAATTCATCCGCTCAATCCGCTTTCCCCACAACCACAGAACAAGACCGCTATACCGAGACTTGATGGAACGGATAGATTCAAGCGGAGACTGCGAGCAAACGGTAACAGCCTCCACTAGATCGGTTGGCGCAACCTCCCCACCAATTACAAACGGAGATCGCAACCGTTGCAGAACGATGGCGTGTCCTACGGTGTATGGAACAAGTCGAACCCCAAGCACAATTGGTGCTTGAGGTCCGGTCTCTGCGAGTATCTTTGCAAGATCTGCCACAATTACAGCGTGAATACGGCGGCATTTCCAGCCATCGCAGTCGTATCAAGATACTTGGTGACGGTCACAGTGACCATAACCTTTCCGCTGCTGGTGAATTTGACGCTTCCACCACCAGCATAGACATAATTTCCATCCAGAGAATTTGAGGCTCCGCTGCCGATAGTCACGCCGTCGCTGGAAGCAATGGCAGCGTAACCATTCACAGCAGGAAGACCAGCGGCAAGCTTGGCTTGAGCAAAGCTCGCAGCGGACGGAATAAACGTCACGTTCAGAGAAATGCGCTCATTAGCGGAGACCTGAGCGACAACCTCACCAGCAGAGTTCTTAATCTGCTCAACATCGGCCTCATGGGTCGCGTCGTAGCTCTCAATGGTGGTGATTGCTCCAGTTGTCAAAGCCGTTCCACTAGGAGTGAAAAGTGTTATCGTTCCTTTCGCACCATAGACTAGAGCGAGTCCTTTTGAATTTGCCATGTTGTGTTGTTGTTAGATTGAGTTTGCTGCTGCAAAGATTGTCATTGAACGCGAGAAAGTTCTAGCCCTTTCACTAGTGTCATTGATACCGAAGTCTGTTGGGGTTGCGAAATACGCAACAAACCCACCGGACGGATCGGAATCTCCAACGTTCAATTCTGAAATGTTGTCGTCAACGAATAGCGGTTGCAGGATGTTTTCAAACGCTGCAACGGTCGCAAGAACGTTGTACTCGGGAGTATCGTCAGCGGAAAGCTGAAGCGTAGCAGTTACATCCACTTCACAAGTCCTGTCAATGGGATGAACAGGAACCGCAGTAGATGAGCGCACAACAATGCGCGGAAAGTCCGGCATTTGGTCTTCCAAGTCTGGATCTGCAAACGCTCCATGACCGTAGCTCGTCAAACAGGTTGGGGTTCCAAGCGGAGACGCAGACCAGTCTTGAGCAGCAAGCCAATCGACAAGAGCGCGTTCAGTTCTGAGAGCAACAGCGTTCATTGGACAACGATTCCTTTCGATTCAGAACCATCAAAAGCCGCTTGAAACGCAGCGGTAATGTGACCCTCAAGTTCTTTGGCTTCGTCGTTATAGGCTTGTTGCATCGCTTTTGCGTAGATTGCCTCAACTTTTCCAATCTGGTTGTCAGCAAGACCGATGTTCAAGCGGACATGACTAGACGGGGAGAAACCAGCCTTTGCATTGTATGCATACGCTGAAGACCCGCGATGCATTGAAACGTTCTCTTGTGGCAACCCGTATTGGTTCGCAAGATTGATGAGAGCTTGATTTCCAGCAACGATCCGCACTTGAGCAGAACCCTTCTTTGCTCGTCGAGTCCCACCGAATTGTTGAAACGACGGAGACAGCTTCTTGATTGCTTTAGTTACAGCAGACTTGAGGTAACCAACTGAACCAGCAGCGCGACGACGAAGCTTTCCAGCAGCGTCTCGCATATCTTGACCGTAAAGACCTGCTTTTCCAGCTTTAGCGTTCTTTGATTGAGCGATCAAGTGAACCAAGCGCAATTCACGCGAACGACCGAGAAACTTGCCGGTCTTCTTATCAATCCTTCTCGCTCCAATCGGACGATTGAAGTAGTCGAGAATCTTGTTTCGAGCCGCTTGTGGGGACTTTGGTGGAAGCAGAATGTACAACCGCAGCATCAAGAAAAACGTGCGGGAGTTAACAGCATCAGCCAAAGACCTCCGAGTCTTGGGGATGTACTCCTTCCAAGCAGCGTCAAAGCGGGACGTATCGACTGTGACGGTTGGAGTCATTTGGTCTTAGCTCCAAGCTCAAGCGCATAGTAAGCACCGGAGCCGTCTCGCTTTGCGGACATAATCCGCATTTGTCGCCCATCGTAGGTCACAAGACGACCCACGACCGGAATCATCTTCCCGAAAGTAAGAAGCAAGCGGTCAGTGTTTTCTTGCAGCAGCAAGCTTCCAGACTCTTGCAAGAGACGGTCAGCGGTGAAACCAACGTCACAAGACCAGACAGCAGCGTCAACGGTTACAAGCGTTGAGTCTGCCAATCTCCAGTCAGAGAACTTAACCAGAATCCGCGCTTGAACATTATCTTGGAAACCACCGGCAATAACCGAGTTAGCGTCAGTAATCGCAGCAGGAAGACAACGTACCAGCACTCCCTGCCACAAGAACGACGGGTTCCCCATCGCGCTCTGTAGCACAGACATCCCCAACTGCAAGCTGGTAGCAATCAGGTTCACGCTGTGAAGTAGACACCAGAAACAACCAATCGTGAAGTGGCTTGAACGTGACCACCGAGACTGGAAGTGGTTCCGGTCTCAAACGCTGACAGTTCGCAATAATTTGTCCCTCCGATGACTCGCCCAATCAGAGCAGTCTTGGCTTGATTGGTTCCGTTAGTAAGCCAGAGCGAAACAGCAGCGTTATAGGTGCAAGGATCGGGCAGACTCAGCCGAAGGTTTCCGGTAGAACTTCCAGTCACTGAGTTGATGGTCAAATCAACTGTGAAGGTGGACACAAAACCAATTGAAGTGTGGCGAGCAGCGTTGACCGTAAAAGCAAACGTGCGACCACCACCGGAATCAATCAGCGTAGGAACCCACGTTGACGGAGCGGTTAGCGGCAGCGCAGCATAGATCTCATCGAAGTTCGCGTTAGCTTTGATCCACGATCCACGGAGCGTGTCTCCGTTGTTGTCGTTTGCGGTTGAACCAACGTTGATGACTTGTTGCGACATAATCAGTCTTTCGGCAATGCGTACCAACCCTCTGACAGCGTTATACGGTTCTTGGAGCGAACAGAAACACCGTCCGCTCCTTTGACCCAAACTCGCGCTTTGACGCTCTCAGCAAGCCTTACCGGCTCACCGTAAGGGACGTAAACGACGCGAGTCCCACAGCCACAACTACCCACCAGCGCGGTTAATGCGATCCAGAAGCTTTTCTTTAAGCTCTTTGTCTGGTTTTGCATCTTCAACGGTGGGAGGTGTTTTCGCCAGACCAGTCAACCACTTTAGGAGCGCGGTGATGATCTGCTCTACGATGTTCACTCGGACTTCTTTTTGTCCGCATCCTTTGCGGCAATAAGACCAAATCCAACGGTCACAGCGGCAATGGTCGCAGCAAGATCAATGTTGGTGGACGGGTCTCCGTCGAACAGAGCTTTCAACGCTCCACCCACAGCAACCATGATTGCGCCAACTCCAGCGAGAGTGGTTTTCCAGTTCATTTCTTTAGAGCTTTCCAGAGTCCAATTGCGGCAGCGACAAAAGCCAACACAGCGGCTCCGAGTTGGAACCACTGTGTCAGTTGCGGGATGAATGAAACCGCACCAGCAGCGGCAGCAGTTGCTAGAGATACTCCAACTCCATTGCTGCTGTTGGTATCGGTTTGCATTACTCGGATTTAGGTTGAGCGGCTTGCTTGATCTTTTCAACAATTGGCAAAGCGACGGCAGCATTGGCGAGACCGCCAGCTTTCACAGCAATGTCCAAAAGCTGAATGATGTTGTTGGCTTCTTGTTCGTTGAGCTTGAGCGTAATTTCCATATTAGGCGACCGGAGCTTCAACGACAGCAGCCTCCTCCGCAACCAAAACCGGCTCCACCTGCGGCAACATCGGGGGAACGATCATCACAGGTCCTTGATACAGTGCCAAAACCGAAACCTTCGGTAACCACGGCAACGGCGGAGCGATGATCGGCGGGTTGATCTGGTTCTCGATTTGCAACGAGACGTTCGCCTCAATCGCGCTCTGATCGACGCCATTGGCGAAGCACCAGCTTAGGACTTGAGCTTCGGTCAGTTTGTCGAACGGCGTGAACGAACCAGACGGCGGAGCGAACGAGCAGGAGCCGTAGCAAGTGCCGCTGTAGTTATCCTGCGAGCCGTTGCA